CATTGAATCAAAAGCACGATTCATGTGGATGTCGTAAGCTCGGCATTGGATAAAGATAGCTTCAGCTAGACCCTGGATCTCATGCCAAATACCAGAACCCGTAGAGTCAGTCATTGGGGCAATGATGTCTTCCCAACCATCGCCATCCTTTTCTACCCAATCTTTCTTGTAATAAAGGAATCCCGTCTGATCACGATACTCTTCTTCGCTTAAATCCTTACGTCCATTTTCTTTATAGCCAAGAACAAGTCCCCCGTAGTTTTGGAGTAGGAGCATCTTTGAAATAGATCCGTTAAACTCCATAATGTAGAGTTCATACAACTCAATGCGAAGTGTGTAGAGGCGAGAAAGATTAAGGTTTCCAGAAGCTACATCACGCAACCATTCCGTATTTGTATAAGTATTGCGGTAGTTTGTGGTGAACATTCGGAGTGCATCCACGCAAGCCCAGAAGTTCCAACCCATATCGGTAGCGTGTGCCTGTGCTTTTACTGGATCTTCCTCCCCGCCGGTAATCTTGAGCCAGAACTCAAGGGGTGTGTAGCTACGTTTAATGCACATCTCCCCCAAGTTCGTGAGATCCGCATACGTTTTATCTGGAATTAACACATTGCTATTATGAAAGCTCTTTGTAGGCCATCCATCTCGGTCTTCCGCAATCTCGAACCCTTTTCCATAAAGGCTCATCTCCTCAACATCCAACTCAACATTGTAATTGTAGGAAGTCCAAGAACGAAGCATTCGATCAAATCCAATACTGATTAAGTCACTCCATTGTTTCTTTTCAGTTGGATTTCCAATCTTGGTAACAATGTTTGCAGCAGTGTTTCGCTCCATAACCATATCCACAAATGAGGATTTTTGGTTATCAACAATGAATTTCATCTGTCGGAATGGCACATTGCTCATTCCTGACAACTGGCGAGAAGCTACTTGGCTATAATCCGTAGGGGGAAAGCCCTTATAACATTTGAAAATTCTCCCCCATTTTCTTTCTCTTCCTGCATTATCTAATCTTAAATTCCAACATATAGTGAATGCGTCATTTGCAGTCTGCACCCTACTACTAGGTGCTACCCCATTGGAGTTGATTGTGTTAAACCCCCATGACGAAACCCCTTCTCGGTTTACTATGTTTTTAGTTTTAGCCATTTTGATTATCTAGTCGTTTGCGCCATCCTCGATATTCTTTTTGTTGGAAAGTTTTAATGGCATGGCAATTTGAGCATCTTACTACACACTTTGCAACTTCTTCAAGAGCTAATTCCCAATCATTGAATTGGGATACATCTTTTATCTTGACTCCTTGCACATGATCAAATTGAAGTGCAACAGCATGAAATTTGTATCCACAATCAATGCATCCATGCTTTAACTTGTAGGCATTAGCCTGTTCTTGGAAGCGTTGTTTTTTGGGATAATTTGCTTCCTTCATTTTTTTAAGCCATTGATCACGATTCTCTTCACGCCATTTTTTGTTTTCAGCAAGACATTTTTCTTTGTTTTGATGGTAATACTTAATTCCGTATTCGTTTCTTTCTTTTCGGTATTTGGTGTTTGATCTATTTACAATATCACGCTGTTTTTGCGGATCTTTAGATCTTTTAATCCTGGCAATCTCACGAAACTTTTGTGGATTTTTTGCATATCGCAATCTACTCAATTCATTTTTGCGATCTTTTTGTTCTTGCGTATAAACCCTCATCCTAAAGTTTGATTCATTGCTTGTCTGCGTTTCTGACAAGAGGTGCAACCTTTTGCGGTTTTTTCAAGGTTGGCGTTAATGCCAAGGCTTGCCGCAACACGATCACCAAGGTTTGCGAAGCTATGAATTACATTCGCTACCTTGTCGCCAGCCTCTTGCCAACAATATTGACCAGCAATCCTGCCACAAATTTGTTGTTCAATCAAGTAATCTAAATTATCTGGCACTTGGACATTGTTATTTTGCATATCTGACTTCACTTTATTTGTGAAGGATGCCCCATAAGTAAGCTCCATTCCATTTACACGATACTTTGTTCCCTTGTCATCGCTATACTCATACCAAAGTCCCGATGGGATTGGCCCGTTACGATCCTTTAATCTCATGTTGCGTAAATGATTTGCATTCTTTTTATAAATTTGTCAATTCTTATTGCACATGATTTATAACGGTCTTTGTCTGGACACACCAAAAGACACTACATACGGCATTCCATATTTTGAGAGTAGCCCCCAATTCATTAGGGAATTAATGGCATACGTTTATACCCGTGGTGAATTTGGTAGGCGTGAAAGGATCAAACGAGGGATCAGGATTGAAGATACTGACCTAAAGAATCCCACACAGCACATGATCAATTGCTTTAATTTGATTTATGGCAATGATGTTTTGCTCCAATCCCAAGGAATACCCAACAACTATGCCTTGGATATTATAGATTTGTTCTGTAATGAAAACGATTGGGGTATTGCGGGGTGTGCATCCAGCGGAAAAACCTTTTCTGTTGCCGCTTGCATTGTAATTGATTGGCTTTGCGCCCCAAATGTTACCTCAACCTATGTAGCTTCTACCTCTTTGGATGCTTCAGAAGACCGATTATGGGGTAAGGTTTGCACCCTTTACAGGATTGCAATGCGTAACATCCAAGCCCAATACAAGGGAGCAACCATTGGAAATTTGGTTGAATATCGTAGAATGATTGTTTTTGAGAGCATTGATACCAAAGATACTGAACGAGACTATACAAATGCCATCAAAGCATTGGCATTCCCTAAAGGTGGAGAAGGAAAGCGAGCCGTTGAGAATACAAGAGGTCGCAAGAATGCCAGAATGAGGTTGTTTTTGGATGAGTTGGCAGAAATGGATCTCTACGCATTGGATACCAGGGTAAACCTTGGAGCAAATCCTGATTTCATTTTTGGAGGAATGGCAAATCCTGCTGCTACTGCCAATAACCCTCATACAGAGTTGTGCCAGCCTGATGATCCTATGGAATGGGAGTCAGTTACACGCTATACAAAGAAGTGGAGGACTCGCACAGGAGTTGCATTACACCTTTCTGGAGAAGATAGCCCAAACTTTAAGCTACCTGATGCCGAAATACCTCCCTTTGATCGATTTCTTACCATCCAAGGAGAAGCAAATACCCTAAAACGATGCTACGGGAACAAAAATGCCCTTGAGTATTGGAGAAATGTCTATGGATGGTGGCCCGATAACTCTGTTGAGCTTACAATCTTCTCAAAAGCCTTTATCCAAGGGTGCAATTTAAACTATGAACCCATTTGGAGTGGGAGAACCAAGGTGGTTTGTGGATTTGACCCGGCATTTACTGCTGGTGGAGATAGATGTGCGGCTACTTTTTGTCGTATGGGACAGAATGATACAGGAAGGAGCATAGGTTTTTACCTTGGAACTAGAGAATACTCCTCATCTGTGGGTGATGTCTTTGAAGAATCCATAGCAATCCAGTTGGTTAAAGATTGTATTGAATATGGAGTCCATCCAAGGGACTTTGGATTGGATATTTCTGGTGATGGAGGAAAGATGATGAGGGCAATTATCATTGAGTGGAGCAAATACCATCCAGAGGCAATGTTCTTGTTCCCTATTTCCTCAATGGGGATGCCCACAGATCGAAAGATTAGCAACCTGGATCAAAGAACCTGTAAAGAAGCATACGATAGGCTTGTTACCGAATATTGGTTTGCTGTTCATACTGCTATGTCAACAAGAAGTTTAGTTGGCATTGATGTGGATAAACATGGGATAATGATAAACGAACTTTGCAGTCGTCTTTATACCCACAAGGGCAGGAAAGTTGCGGTTGAGAAGAAGCTCGACATGAAGCATCGCTTAAAGAAGTCACCCGATTTGGCTGACTCTTTTACTTATGCAGTTCAGATGCTACGAAAGGCAGGATTAGAGTTTAATTTTGAGGAAGAGACAGTTTCCTTGGACATTCAAGAAATAAGCGACTGGGAGAACAAATTAATCCACAGCAAAAACAATGTGGAGGAAGAGCAGATGGAAGAGGATTGGGGGTATGGAGGCAGGGGCGTGGATGACGATGGATTTTAATTAGTAGATGACCTTGCCCCCTATCTCGCAGGAAATACCCAATGGGTATTTGTCAGGGGCAAGGAACCTTTGAAGAAACTCAAGTGCCGATTTCCCTTGTTTCTGCGACTCAAGGGGAGAAGGCGATCAAGAGTATAGGAACTACGGTATCCCTTAAGCTCCAAACAAAATATATTGTTGACAGCTTGATCAGTCAATGGCAAAGTCATTGCATTCTGAATGTGACAGCATTCTAAACAAACTTTCATCCAAAAAGAAAGGGCCGTCAAAGTGCTGTCACACTTGGCGGCCCTTGTCCGTTATAGCAAGTGAGGCTAAATACGAATGCGTACCGTGTAAGCCAACAACTCGGCTTTGGAGAATCAAAACTCCCTACCCGATTGAAAGGAGAGGAAATACACTGCTTGCAGATTTCTCGGTAGGCAGTAATTTCTTTTCTTTTCTGACAGGCTTTCCTACTTGATAGTGGGGGGATCAGGGGGGGAGTTTCCTTTACTCTTTTGTATTTCTTTAGCCTGTGGAGTATTGACTTGAAACTTGACTTAAAGAATACTTACCAACCAGATGCTCTTCCTCTTTAAATGG